ACACACAAGGCCTGGACGAGATGATCACCCTCGAAGGGATCCCGTTCTACACGTTGTGCGCTCATCACATCGTACCGTTCTTCGGTTACGCACACGTCGCGTACATACCCCAGAACAGCATTGCGGGCCTATCCAAGATCCCTCGTGCAGTCAAGGCGCTGGCGAAGGGCCTGAATGTGCAAGAGAACCTAACAGTCGACATTGCAGACTTCCTGGAGGCGAAGCTTGAACCACTTGGAGTCGCAGTCGTCCTCAAGGCTGAGCACCTGTGTATGGCCATGCGTGGGGTTCAGGCTCCTGGAGTCATTACCACTACATCCGCAATGCGCGGTGTGTTTGCTGACCATGCAAGGACCGCAAAAGCAGAGTTCCTGGGAGGTATCAATGGACGGTAACGGAAGTCCAACATGGCACATCGTCGAGCAGTGTATGTCCGACAGCGAGAGGTGGTTTCCGAAGGTCTCACACAACCTAGCGTTCGATGTTCTGGCACTAGCTGGCGAAGTTGGTGAACTGGCCAACATCGTCAAGAAGATCGAACGAGGATCCCTCGACCGACGTAGTGCCGCTGTACGTCGCGAGATGGTCATGGAGGCCACTGACGTCTACATCTACCTGATGAACATATTCGGCGTGCTCGGCGTCGACCCGGAGAAGTCCTACCAACTGAAGAGAGCGGAAAATGAGCAACGATTCGGAACAGGTGATGGCGTTCACTCAGCACCTGGTCGGACTGTTCCAGGCAGTTGACGAGGAGGCCGACGAGCGCCACATGGAAGGTGGCGAGAAGTACGGCCAACTCAAGTTTCTGGGCGTCGACACACTGCAGGAGGCACTCGAAGAGGTCCTCGACCTGATCAACTATGCACGGTACACTGCAGTCAAGATCAAGCTTCTGCAGGAGTACCTTGCCCAGCAGGCAACGGCCCTGGAGAGCGACGATACCACAGGGGGCGGGTTTATTCCGACCTCGGAGATGTTCACGTGAAGATTGCCCACATCGTGCCACCTTACGTAGCCGACCTAGTTCAAGAACAGATTGGTGACTACCACCTACTCCTGCCGCACTTGGTACCGCTCGCACGCTATCGTGACTACTACCGCAATGATGTCGGATACAAGATTATGGACAACGGTGTTGCAGAGGGCCGAGCCACGACCTTTACGCAGCAGCTGTTTATGGCGAAGGCAATGGGCTGCAAGGAGGTAGTACTGCCCGACGTGATGGGCGACATGGACAAGACACTGTCAGCAGTTGCCCGCGCCTTTCCGATGGCTTTCGTGGAGCGCAACAACTACCAGTTCATGTTTGTAGTGCAGGGGAGGACGATACTGGAATGCGTGAACTGCGGAGAGCGGGCACTCAATACGTTCCCCGGCATCATCAACTCGTTCGGTATCCCTCGCCACATCCTGCGTGTTACAGCCGATGCACGAGTAAGGCTTGTCCACCTTCTCAAGAACATGTCACCAAAGAGACCCATCCACCTACTAGGAACGCACCCACACTTGCCTGGAGAGCTGCTTAGGTTCGGACAGTTCTTCTGCGAGTTGGGAGTACGTGGCGTCGACACAAGCATGGCGTGGAACGCCGCGTGCCAAAACATTCACCTACCACACAAGGGTCCGATCGAACGGCAGCCTATGGAGGAATTCGCCGAAGCTATCCCAGTCGAACAGCAACTGAAGCTCCTGCTCCAAAACATGGAGGTCATGAACTCATGGGTTCGAAGCACCCCCTAGCCGACTGTGAGAACTGTCCACTGCTGAAGGTAGGTCGTTATGTCCCTTCCGAAGGACCCAGCACCGCTGATCTTGCCTTTGTGGGTGAGGCGCCAGGCGCACAAGAAGCTAGAGGCGGAAGGCCTTTCGTCGGACCAAGTGGAAAGTTACTTGAACGAGTGCTCGACGAATATGGGATTCGCCGGAGTGATGTACTCCTTACCAATGCCTGCCTCTGCAGGCCTCCTGATAACTCGACTCCGGCAAAGTCTGCCATCGCTGCGTGTCGACCAAGGCTCGTACAAGAACTACAAACACGCGGTGCAAGAACGGTGGTGGCGCTTGGAAACAGCGCCGCAGAGTCACTTCTCGGTCACAGCGGAGTCACGAAGCTGCGAGTCGGTCCCGGACGACCCGCCTCATACGATCCTGAAGTTCGAGTTATCAGTACCTTTCACCCGGCGGCAGCTCTTAGGCAAGCTGACCTCTTCCCTTCGATCGTTACGGACATTGGCAAGGTCGTCAATAACCCGGGTGAGTGGACGGAGCCACGATATGCCGTCTTCGACGAACCAGAACAGGCAGTTCGCGTTCTCCAGGAACTTCACGGACGATCTGACCTAGAAGAGATCGCAGTAGACATCGAAACCCAGATTGAGAAGGATACAGGATTTGGACACCCCAATCAGTATGGACTCCTCTGTGTCGGCATCTGCTATTCACCTGACGCAGCCATTGTCATCGGAGAGCTTGCCCTTCGAGACCCAGGCGTCATCGACGCCCTCAAGCGACTCCTCAACGGGAAGCGACTTGTTGAGCAGAACGGAAAGTTTGACAATGCTGGACTCTATCCCCACGTGGGCGCTCTGTCTGTGTACTTTGACACTATGCTGGCCCATTACGCTCTTGACGAGCGCCCTGGGATCCATTCACTAGAAGGGATGGCAGTTGAGTACCTCGGGTCGCCGTCGTGGAAGCACGTACTTGACCAATACGGCGTCAAGCAGAAAGGTTACGCCGCGGCACCCCGAGGCGTCCTCTACAAGTACAACGCCTACGACGTCGTCAACACCTTCCGTCTGTTTCGCCTGTTCAGCGATATGCTTGCTGAGCAAGGCCTCCGAGGAGTGCATGATGCACTGGTACGGGCTAGTAACCAACTCATGTACTTGGAACTCAATGGTATCGCAGTAGACCGTGAGTACCTGAAGAAGCTGGCTACCGAGTACCTTGATCGGATCGACAAGATCGAGATCGAACTCAATCTGGTTACCGGCGAGGGTTGGACGATCAACCCGCGATCGCCGCAGCAGGTCAAGAAGTGGCTTGCCGGTCAGGCAGTCGACACCGACTCGACTGACGAGAATCACCTGAACATGATCCTGGAGCACCCAAAGGCTTCGGATACTGTCAAGTCCTTCTGTGAGATCCTGCTACGTCACCGGAGGGAGTCAAAGCTGTATGGTACTTACGTCAAGGGTATTCATAAGCGTATGTATAGGGGTCGCGTGTACCCAACATTTCTGCTTCACGGTACCACTACAGGACGCACCGCCTGCCGCAACCCAAACCTACAGAACGTTCCTAGAGAGTCTTCCATTCGACGACTGTTTGTCCCAGCTAAGCGCGACACTAATGTGTTCGTCCACACCGACTATCGTCAGGCTGAGTTGCGGGTGCTTAGTTACCTTGCTGGGGACAAGTACTTCTGCGACATCTTCTTTTCGAACCGCGACCTGTTTGATGAGCTCTCGAGTGTGCTATACCCAAGCGTGCGCAAAGAAGAAGCCGATCCAACCACTTGGCACGAACTCCGCATTCGAGTCAAGGCGTACGTCTACGGACTTGCCTACGGTCGATCCGAATTCTCTATAGCGAAGGAATACAAGATCAGCGTCGAGGAGGCCAAGCGTGGTATGGATCGCTTTTTCGATGTCATCCCAGAAATCGTGGCCTTCCGTGAAGAGACACGACAAAGGGTTCTGGCTGGCGAGGATCTGGTCACTCCGTTTGGCCGTCATCGTCGTTTCTGGCTCATTACCAACGAGAACGTCGACGACATCATGCGAGAGGCCCTAGCATTCCTACCGCAGTCGACTGCAAGTGACATGGCCCTCGACGCCCTAGTGGCCCTGAGACCACAGCTGCGAGGTATCGGATTTATTCGCAACATCATCCACGACGCCATCTTGGTGGAATGCCCACGCGACCGGGCTGACGAGGTGGCTGCCCTAATGGACAAGGAGATGGTAGCGGCAGCGCAGAAGATCGTCGGTGACTACGTCCCATTCGCAACCGAGTCTAAGGTAGGTGACAGTTGGGGTGCTGTTTGATCTACTCGTACTTGCCAGTGTTGGGATGATCCTATACGCAATGAGGTACAATGGTGACCAGCAGCTTTTACGCCTATCAAGACGCAGCGACCAGGTGGTTGCGCGACTCGGGCACTACGCCGAAGCCA